CCTCCAGCTTCTTTCATAGCGATTCTAGATGCCTGTGATGCGGCCTCAAATCCATCCATTGCTCCCTCCCCTACATCTACACTATCCGTAGCTACTGATTTAGTAACATCTACACCAACATCGCTAGGCTCTGCACTAACTTCTGGGTCTACTGATTCTTTTATAGGATCGGCTTGACCGCCTCCTTCTGCGCCAGTTGCTTGTTGTAATCGTTCTAATAAACTCTGTGCCTTACCTCCTAGTTCATCTGCTTGGTCTGATACCTGTTGGGCTCTTTCAGCAGTTTCATTTGATTCTACTGCAGCATTTGATTTAAATCCGCCTTCAGTTTCTTTAGGTAAATCTGTCTCGGCTCCTTCAGTTGGTTTAGTATTTTGTCCTACATTTGTTTCACTTTCACTAGGAGAACCACTAGCATTTTCACTAGAATCTAATTCTTGTTTATTAAATAAAGGATTTTGGAATTCAGTAGCATTTTCATCATTCATACTAGTTAATCCTTCATTCTCTGGGGGGGTACTACTAGGTTCATCTGTTTTAGGTTCGTCGTCCTCGTCATCAGTTTCTCCTTCTTTATCTTTTTTATCTTTATCTTTAGCAGGATCATCTCCATATTTCTTTTTAATAGTCTTATATATTTTTCTACCTAAATGAAATCCTCCGGAGGCTCCTAGGGTAGCTTGGCCGAAAGATTCTACGTTGGATACATGTTGATTAAATCTATCTCTAATATCTGAAACCTTTTGACTTATCAAATCATCTTTGATAGCGTCTAGGTGATCGTTGGCTTCTTTAGCATTTTCTACGAAATCGTTTAATGTATTAAAATAAGAACCGCTCATTATATAATAATAACATAAAATAAAAATAAATAAACAAAATTAATTTAAATCTTCTATTTCTTCTTTATTTTTATATTGGTCGTCTTGAGACCATAATAGTTTATCAAAATTTCTCCATATTTCTAAATTTGGTACATTAAGATACATAAAATCAAATTTAACTTTTTTACTTTCATTATAATATTTAATAAATTCTTTTTCACTACCACCAAAAACCGAAAGAGATTCACTCATTTTTTTTAATTCTGAATTAGGAGAATTTCCCATTAAGAAATAAGCACTAGCATTTAATCGTGCTATAGCATTTAAATGCTTAAAATATTGAGTTACAACTATAATAGATAATTTACCTTCTTGTTCTCCGTTGCCTATATGTCTATATTTTGTTATGAGACTAGTTATTTTATCAACTTTACCGCTTCTTTTAAATTGGACTGACCCAATAATATCCTCAAATACAACTAAATATTTATTATCTGTTTCATCATTTTCTATCATGTCTATTATTTCGTCTAATAAATCTTCTGAATAATCAGAAAAAACAAAATCAAATTCGGTTAATGCAGGTTTCGTCATCTTATCATTATAAGCAGTAGAAGAGATTAATATTTTTACATCAAATAAATCTCTATACTTAAATTTTTTATTTAGACATAGATTCATCCATAATAAAGACTTACCAGCTCTAACAGATCCTATTATGGTAATAAAAAAAGGTAATTGAGGTAAGGGATATACATCAACTTCGCCTGCTATTTCTTTACTAAAATTTTTTAAAGGTAATACTTTTAGATTATTCATATTATTATTATATTATATTTTATTATTAAAATTTATTCTTCTTCTATATCTTCGCCTTTATATTTTTTCATTATTGATAATAAAGATGTTTCTAATTTATCATCATCTAATATATCTTCTTCAGATATAGATTCTAATTCTTCTTTAACTAAATCATAGTCTTCTAGTGTTTCTGTTTTGCATAACCATTTAGATTTTAAATCATTAAATTTACTTAATTTTTCTGCTTGTTGTTTCTTTTGTTTATTTAATATTAATTTTTCTCTATGGGACATAGCTTCCTCATTTAATTTTTTATTTTGTTTTTTATTAACTTTATTTTGTTTTTTTATTTGTTTATTTTCTTTTACTGCTTTTTTTTCTTTTTTTAATAATCCTTTTTGTTCTTGTTCTTTTTTTAATGCTTCTCTCTTAGCTTTCATTTTTTCTCTTCCTTTGGCTAGATTATCTAGTTGTTTTTGTGTTAGTACTCTTTTCTTTTTAATAACTGATTTAATTTCTATATTATCAAATAATTCTGAATCACTCATTATATAATTATTAAATATAAAATAATAATAATATAAACTAATATAAATGAATATAGAAAGTATTATAAAAGAGTTAGAAGAAGCCGTAGATAAATTAAAATTAAAGATAATATTTTTAAAAACTGAAAATAAAGAATTAAAAGAAAAAATATATGAATTAAAAGAACATATAAAAAAAATTTAATCCCATGTAATAGTAAAAGGGTCTTTTGATGTTGGTTCCCTATAACTAATATCCTTTTTTAGTATTGTGTTTTTTGCTTCTGTTTTAGATAAATGTTTATAATCATTAATTAATTTTCCGAAATTTAATAGAAAACTAATATGTTTTTTAGTAGTAAAATGATTATTTATATTTCTTAGTTGTACGTCAGCCCCACAGATACAAGAAAATCTCTCGTGCATTTAATATAAGAAAATAAATTAAAATTAAAAATCTTCCTCATTATAATCTATAGTTATTTCTGTATATACTGGCTTTCTTATCTTATAAGCTTTGTATAAATCTTTATATTTAAAGCATGTATTCTCTTCACTTTTTAACATATTATATAGAGTACCTTTTTTTATTCCTAATTGTTTTTTTATTTCAGATGATTCTCTAAAATAATATTTTTTATCTGTTAAAATTTCCTGAATAAGAAATTTATAAAATCTTTCGTTATGACCTTGAGGCATTATATATAATAATACTGTACTATTTTTTAAGTATTTTAAACTAATATAATTTTATTCGTCATCTATAAAATGTTCTTCATTTAATTTAATCCCTATAAATACACCTTTACATTTTTTATAATGCTTTTCTTTGTTATATTTTAAACCTTTAGATTTTAATTTACTTAATAATTCTCTCCATGATAATTTTAAACTTGATTTAAAAATTAATTCCATATCTTTTTTATTAACCATATCATTATCATTATTTGTTATTGTAAAATGTGAATCTAATATATTCTGCATATCATCGTATTCGTTCCCTATATCTTTAAAGGCGTTTTCATTAGATTCAGGAACCTTAAAATCTTTATTATAATGTGATAATAAAAGGTGTAGATACGCGTTTTTATAATCTTCATTATTAAATCTGCTTTCATATTCATCAATCCTTTTATATATATTTGTTTCATAATTATCTTCTACATCTAAGCGAAATTTAGAATCGTAGAACTGCACTAATCCTCTTCTCAAAATACCCCCATCTATATCGGCGTTGAAGTCCTTGTTACTACATGTTGTTAATTTGGCTTGTATAGAATGAGATTCTGAAGTTCCATACATAATTTCACAATTAATTTTAGATCCATCCACAAAATCCTTAATAAAATCTATATCTAGTTTATCTTGTTTTAATTCTTCACAATAAGAAAAACGTATAGGATTTTTAATGAGATGGATTAGTTGTTTATGTTTCTTATCATTTTTCTCGTTAAATGTTTTATTATCTAATTTAAATGAATAAATATCAAAAACCTTATCGTGTATTTTAAACTCGGTACTTTTTCCATTTCCAGCACTATAACCAATATTCATTTTAAATCGTTGCTTTCCACAAGAACCACTCAAACAATAAGCCATCCATTCTAAACTGAATTTCTTTTGTTGTTCGTCAGGTTGTAATTTGGAATAAAAATTATCTATTTCATTAAAAATATCTTCATCTACTTTTGCATTGTATTCCCAATCTAAAAATTTTGTGATATAATCACTTTGCGTTCTTTTTCTAAATATTTTATTATCTAATTCGTAAACTCCATTTTTAAAATGTAAATTATATAGTTGTTTTTCACATAAATCAAATTTAACATTTTTATCTAAATAAGCTAAATCTTGTAATACTAAAGAACAAATATTATTTAATTTATTATTTGATGAAGCACTATCAAGAATACTATTAATTGATTTCTTTTTAGATTGTAATAGAGATAATCTATCTTCATCTAAACATGAAAGCATTTCTTTATTATTTTCAGTATCTAAATGAATACTAAAATTTCTTAGAGTTATTCTAATAAGTTTTTTTAATTGTTGATTCTTTTTATCATCTTTTATCCAATTCTTTTTATAAATGAATAATTCTTCATTCGTATAAATTAAATTCTCATTTTGTAAGTTTATAAAAATACAAGATAAATTATCATCACTATCACTAAGGCTTTTATTTAATTGTAATAATCTATATTTATATGGATCGTATTTATTAGCATAAAAGTAAAGAGTACCCAAAGTAATTTCAGTATTTTTATTATCCTCCCAAATCCTATCAAAAGCACCACATGATACTCTTTTGGAATCTTTTTTAGATTCACTCCATTCTTTGGCTAATTTATAATTATTAATATTATCATTTCTTAAACTGAATACTATTTTAGTCCAAATATCGTATTCTACATTAGAGGGTATTAAATCTAAATATTCTTTTAGTTTGTTATCTACTTCTATACCGCTATCAATAGAATCAATAGAATTAGTTTCTATTATTTGTTTATTTTCTTTATTAACAATTTTACCATATTTATTAATCATTAATTTATGTTTATCTAAAAAATCTTTATGGTCGCTTGTATATTTTTCATAGTAAGGTATTTTATTCATATCATAAATGCCATTTATTTTATTTAAAATTAATTTATATTCTTTTAGATTTTTAATTGATTTATGTTTGCCGTCTTTAATATAATTATTTCGTTTTTTCTTTTCTATTATTGCCGGATAATCATTAAATATAGGTAGTACTTCAGTATAGTTTTCTATAGTAGAATCAATCCACTCAAAAACATTAGTATAAATTAAATCCAATCCCTTTTTAAATCCTGTTTTAGTGGTATTTTTATCATCTTCATGTTTTAATCTCCATAGATGAGGTAATTTTTTTCTAGTGGATGTAGATTGATTAGAATCACCATATTTTTCTAAATATTCAGTTTTTAATTCTTTTTCATCAATATCAATAATCATAAATTTAGAATTAGTTAAATTAATATTTAGAGCATTTTCAGGATATTTAGATTCTAGTTTATTAAATTTCATACATCTATCATAATCCCAAGAAGTCCATTTATCACCCTTTAATTTACTACAAGCTATACCTCTTGATACTTTTTCACCTTTTTCATTAATATGTAAGTTAAAAGTTGTATAGGGGATTTTATGAATATCACAGAATTCTTTAGTTTTAATCATTTTATATATTCTTATATATTTATTTTTTTAAGTCTTTTTAAACGAATAAATATTTTATAGTTAATATGAAGGATAAAAAACTCCCCTTTTAGTACCCAAACTCCCCCCAATCAAGGATTTCAAAAACTTTTCCTATGAACCCTCTCATGAAGAACTATTTTTAAAATTCTTGATTTAGGGGAGTTTGGGAACTAAAAGGGGAGTTTTTAAAATAACTAGATTTATTAAGATTTATTAAGATTATATAAAGGAACACACCCCAACATTATACAGATGGAAATACAAGACGAATATTTAGGTGTCAAATTTACAGATTGGAAAAAACAAACAATATATAAAAATGAAGAATTAAATAAATGGAGTTGTAGATTATGTAATAAAACATTTAATGATAAAACATTACATAAAAAAGGATTAAAACACAAAATTCTTTATAATGATTTTGAGATTAAACGGTACGAATATACAAGACAAGAAAAAAATAAGAATAATTAAGAAAAATAAAATATAATTATATTATATAAAATGTCCGGAACTATAATTAATGCGAAAAACCCTTCTAATGTCTATCAGCCACTTAATGTTGATGCCTCAGGTAGATTAGAATGTAGTGTGAATGAGATAGAAATTACAGCCGGGGATATTTCTGTAGCTGTGGATGGTTTGGAAGGCCTACAAACTAGTGCAAATTCTACATTAGGAAATATTTACTCAAGACAAGATGATATTTTAACGGCCTCAAATGCTATAAAATTATCTAATGATACTATCGCTACTAAAACATCATCACTACAAAGCACGAATCATACAGATCTAGATAATATTCATAGTCGTCAAGATGATATTTTAACTTCATGTAATGCAACAAAATTAACTAATGATACAATAGCTACAAAAACAAGTGCTTTATTAACTGCTAATCATACAGATTTAAATAATATTTATACTAGACAAGATGATATTTTAACTTCATCAAATGCTATAAAATTAACTAATGATACAATAGCTACTAAAACATCATCATTACAGAGTACTAATCATACTGATTTAAATAATATTTATACTAGACAAGATGATATATTAACGGCTACGAATGCAGTAAAAACCAATACACAATCAGTAGAAAATTGTGTATCTTCTAATAAAATGAATGTGAATATTAGTAGCGGTGCTATATCTGGATTTGCTACAGAAAGCACATTACAAACTATTGCTGAATTTAATTGTGATACAACCGATGTGACAATATCTTCTTCTGCTCTTCCAAGCGGTGCTTCTACAGCAAGTCTTCAAGGAGGAGGATTACCAAGTGCTTTAAGCAGTGATAATTTAAAAGTATCATTAAAAGAATCAATTGCAGTTGGAGTTACAAATACAACTTTAACAAATTTAAATAACTGTATTGGAACTAATGAACTCCAAGTTGATATTGTTGCTTCACTTCCTACAGGTTCAAATGCTATTGGAAAATTGAGTGCAAATAGCGGTGTTGATATTGGAGATGTTGATGTGACTAGTTTGCCGTTAACTTTTAATAGCGGAAATAAAGACGCAACTTGTCAAAGAGTTGTTATAGCGACTGATGATGTAAATTTATCTGCTATAAAATCATCTCTTCAAGCAATTGATAATTCTGTTGATGGTAATTATTTAAATATAAATCAAAATATTGCTGGTACCGATGTTGACGCAAATAGCGGAAATAAATCTGGTGCTACTCAAAGAGTTGTGATAGCCGATGATGATACTAATTTATCAGCCATTAAAACGGCAGTAGAACTTCTAGATGTTTGTATAGGGACGGATAACTCGACCGGTCCAGCCAAATGTATGTCGATCGGCGGAACAAATCCAATAGGAGGCAATATACAAGAGATAGCCGTGGATTCAGCAGGCCATTTATCTGTAGATATTTTATCAAGTACATTACCTAGTGGAGCCTCAGGCGAAATATCTAATACTGTTATAGCAACCAAAACAACATTATTAAGTAGTGCAGAAGTTAAAGAATTATTAAGTGGAGTCACTGTGAACGCTGGAGCATTATCAAGTGAATTTGATACTGAAAATTATGAAAGAGTTAGATTTTTTGGTGAAACGACCGCCAACACAGGAACAGACATAATTTTTATGGGTTCAAATACTAGTGGTGGCACTTTTTATGTATTAGGTGAAAATTTAAGGTCTGAAACCCTAAGTTCCACCCACTATGTTTATGCTTCTGGGACCGAAAATTTACCTAGATATATTAAAATATTTAATAAAAGTGGGTCAACTAACTATGTATTTACTAAATTATATTTACAAGGATCAGGAGGAAGATTATTAGTTTAAGCGTAGCATACTTCGTTAAACATTAACAACAACCTTATATTTATTATCATTTTCTTCTGAATTTTCTATCGTCAACTTATCCGGAATACCATCTCCATTAGAGTCATTTAAACTACATTTACTTTTACAACATACGAAAACCTTACATTTTATTTTTTTTAAAAATTTCATCATTTATATTTAACATATATTTTATTCTTCTAAACATAATTCTATTACCTCACTCTTAAATAAAACCTCACTACATATACTTCTAATAGCGTTTGTTATAAAATCTATAATCATATCATCTTCTTTAAATAATTCGTCTATAGGTATATCATCTAAATATTCCTGTAGTTCTATAATTAAACCATAACAACGACCTATTTTTTTTTTAGTTGTAATATACTTATCTTTCATAATATTTAATAATTTTTCTTTTTCTTGTATTAGTTCTTTAAAATGATAGGACATTTCTAATAATTTATTTTCAGTAGTATCCTCTTCAGTACTATCCTCACTCTTTTGAGTATCTTCAGATTCTTCTACTATTTCATTTTCAGTAGTATCCTCTTCAGTACTATCCTCACTCTTTTGAGTATCTTCAGATTCTTCTACTATTTCATTTTCAGTATTATCTTCAGACATATATAATATTTTATTATTTATTATTTATTATTAAAACGAATAATTTAAAATGCGTTTAAAATGATTAAAAAAAAATATTAAGATATTATATATGATAGTTCGCAAAATACCTAATTTTTCAAGATATACTATAGACCCACATGGAAATATTTTTAATGAAAAAACAAATAGATGTATAAGTCATATAATAAAAAATACAGGCTATCTATGTGTTTGGTTATATGATGATAATAGTATTAGAAAAAATTTATTATTACATAGAGTATTATTAAATACATTTATGGATAACCCTAATAACTTACCATTAGTAGATCATATAGATAGAAATAAATTAAATAATTCATTAAGTAATTTAAGATATGCTTCTCATTCTATGAATGCACTCAATAGAGAAAAAAGTTATAAAAATAAAATAGGAAAAAATATATTTGATTTTGATAATAGATATAGAGTTGTTATATGTAAAGATGGTAATAGAATATATGATAAATCTTTTTTAAAAAAAAAATTTAGTTTGGAGATGGTTAAACAACATCGAAATATTTTTTGTTTAGATAATGGAATAGGGATATACGACTAGAATACATAAAAAAAGATTAACCCATCCAAAGGATACGAATTGCATGAAAATTAGCACTTAAAGGATTTAAATAACTTAATTCACCTTTTTTATTTTTTATTGCTTTACTTCTTTTTAGATAATTATCTCTTCTTTTTTTATCACCATGATTTAATGCTTTTGGTAATAAACCAGTTTTATCTTTAAAATGTTGATAATTTATATTACCGAAATGAATAGTTTTTATTTTCCCATCATTTTGTTTAACTTTAACCATTAATTTCTTTCCTTTTCTTGTTGATTTTTCATATTCATACTTACCTACTTTTACTTTCATTATAATAATAATAGATATTATAATAATAAAAGTTTTAATAATTAAAATAAAATATAATTATATTATTATATGGAAGAAATAGTAAATTCTTACATGGAAGGTAATGGATCTAAAAGTAAAAGTACAAAACAAACGATAACCACAGGATTGAAACGATTAGAAAAAATATTATCTAAACCTTTTGATGATTTAACATTAAAAGATTTTAGTAATACAGAAGAAATATTAAATAAAACTACAGATTTATATTCATTAAATACAACAATAAGTACTATATTAAGTATTATAAAATTTATAGAATTTAAATCAAAGATAAGCAATGCTAAAAAAGATAAAGAAAATTTAATAGAAGACTATAGGGATATTCTTAATGAATTAATACAACAAAGGAACTCATCTCAAGGAAAACAAGAATTTAAAGAAGGAGAAAAAGATAATTGGATTGATTATGAAGAATTAAAAAGTCAAGTAGAATTTTTAAGTAATAGTATTTATTTAAAAAATAAAAAGAGTTTTACAGAATATAGAAATTTCTTAATTCTAGCTTTATATGTTTTAATGCCTCCTGCAAGGATTGGAAACTATTTAAATATGTTAAAAAAAGATGGAAGTAATATGAAACAAAAAATAGATTCACTACCTAAAAATCATAATTATATAGTTAAAACTGATAATACTTATACATTAATATTTAATGAATATAAAACATCAAAGATATTAGGAAAAGTTAAATATGAAATAAAAAACGAAATATTAAATAAATTAATTTCTAAATATTTAGAAGATCATAATAATAATTCTAAAAATAAATACTTTATGATTAATGCTTCAGGTAAACAAATGAGTCAGACAGGATTTACAAACGGACAGAGTAGCATTACTAAGAAACTATTTAATAAACATATAACAAATAATATGTTTAGAAGGATATTTTTCACATGGTTCTTAAGTACTAATCCATCGGTAGAAGAAAAACAGAAAGTATTAAGAGTATCAGGTCAAAATTATAAGCCGAGTATGGTAGAAAAATACGATAAAAAAATATCAGTAGAAGATAATCCTAAAGAAAAACCTAAAGATATAGTGCAATCTGTAATGGAAAAACCATCTCAAAAAAAAGAAAAAGTTTATAAAAGTAATAGGATTAATTAACATTTAATATACAATAATAGCATAATCCTTTTTTAACAATAATACTGTATATTTTACAATTATAACAATACATATATTATTTACCTATATTTTTCATAGCGAGTTTATGGGATTGTTCTATACAATAACCAAGCTTCATTAATTTAATCATCTCTTTATTATGATCTGAAGAATGTAATTTAGAATGTTTTTTCATATATTCTTTTTGTAATTTAGATAATTCTTTTCTAGGTTTATTAAGAGGTTTAACTATTTTTTTAGTTTCTTTTTTTTCAGTATGATAAGGCATATAATATTATATAATATTTTATTCTAACCAAATAATATCTTTTGGTAAATTCATTTTATAACAATAATAAAAACAATCAAAATTACATTTATTTTTAGGTTCTTCTCCATCTTTTAAGAATTGTATTCTTTTTCTTGGTATAATAATCTGTAATGGATTTTCTGCATCTTTAAAAAGATTTCTTATATATTGAGTATTTATCATAGAACTAGGACTAATCATTATAAAAGGTTTATCTAATTCTTTTAATCTTGTATAACATTCTTTTTTAATAGAAAAAGGTAAATTAGAAACTAAAATATCTCCTAAATTATTCTCAAAAAAATCTATAGGTTCGTGTATTACATTAAATCCTAAGGATTTTAAATACTCTCCGCTTTTACCATCTCCATAGAAAGGCTCCCATATCACTTTATCATTAGGGATATAATCTATAATATTTTCCCAAACAGATTTAGGTGACATATAGTCATCATGTTTTAAAAATGTTTTTGTATGAAAACCAGCCATATATTAAGATAATATATTATTAAGAAGGTATAACCGAATTAATATGCTTTTGAGTACATTCTAATAATGCAGAAATTCTATGATGACTACCTACTACAGATGCTAAAGGATTTAATGAAGCCCATAGAGTATCACCTGCTACTAATTTCTTTCGTAATTTAAAACTCATATTATTACTATTAGAACTTAAGAATATTTTATATAAAACTTTTTGTAATCCTGTTGATTGGCTATAGAGATTTATTTTTAATTCTACAGGTGTCTCAAAATGAGCTGAAACATGGAGATTTTCTACTATAATATCTTCATTTGTAGGCGGTGATACTATTAATTGATTACTATGATTATCACCTGCAGCCATACATCCAAATATAGCACTACTACCAGTATTAAAGATTTTTATATTCCCTTGATTAACTCCAGTACTACCTGCTGTTAAGACTTCTATTTTAGTTATTCTATAGAAATTAGTACTAACCGCCACATTAGTAGTCCCATTCATAGTTAAGGTTTGAGATAATTCTGTAAATGTATGAACTGAAGAAGATTGAGAATGTTGTAATCCAGTAATTTTTATAGTTCTAGCCCCAGTACCGCTACTAGAATCATTAGCAGAATCTGAAACAATATGACATACACTATTAGTATTAACTGGATATGAAAATACAGCATTTTCATTCCATAAACATTTTTCTACACCACTACTTAAATCATCACTAATACCCTCTACCTCTTTATTTTTTAAATCGTTTCTTGTTCCCTGTACTATATCTATAACTGGATCATTAGAAATATGCTGAAAAATTCTAGTTCTATGTGTCATAATATACAATTATATTATATTTTTATTTTTTTTTTATTTTATTTTTATTTTAAAAAAAATTATATTTAATTATTATATAATGAGTATTTCAGACAATTCACGATTTATAGCATTAAGTCCAGAAAACGGCAGTCAATTTACAGAGGGTCAAAAAGTAATTTTTGAGGTCAAACCGTCTATTTCATTTCTTAAGGGTAAAGATTGTTATATATCTTTAGATTTAGAAAGAGATTCAGACAACGCTTCTATGGCCCACCCAGTACAATTAGCGGGAATCGCCGGATGTATTGAAAGAATGGATATATTTTCTTTAGAATCCGGCCAACTTTTAGAATCATTAAATAACTATAATTTATGGAGTGCTATAGAAAATCAATATACTACTGACAATGTTGATAACCTAGTGTATAAAGAAGGGTGTGTAGAACCAGTTAGATCCCATATTATAGGATCTAATTCTGAAACCAAGGCTTTAACCACGACCCCAGAAACCATTGTAGTGGGTGCCGCAGGAGCGACCAGATTATCTACTATTAGTGCCGATGGATTTGATAAAGGTTTTATACATAAATTCATTATTCCTATTAAGAGTGGAGTTTTTAATCATTATTCAGATGACGAGAAATTAACACCAAATCTTTTATTCGGAGGTATGAGAATAGAAATTACACTAGCAAAAAACGAACACGTATTAAGTAGAGTTCATAGTCAAGATAGTACTGGTGCGGCCTTTTCGTGTATAAATGAAGCCACTGGTATCCCAGTAGGAGCTAGTGTCAATACAGACATAACTACTACCGAAAATTTCCAACACGCACAGAAAGGCGGTTTTTGTGTGGGGCGACAAATAACACTGGTAGGAGATTCAACTAGGGCAGCAGGAGGCGAGACCAAAACTATTACAGCTGTTAGTATTACAGCTAATAAACTTAAGATTACTTGTGCTGATGGATCAGGTAATTTTACTAGTGGAGGCAATGCTAAAATTCATCACCCAGCAGGCAACAAACTTAAATACATTGTTAAAAATATGGAGTTAAAAGTTCTAGAGGTGATTCCACCTATGAATATGATGAAACAAGCTATTAAAGAAAGTCAATATGATTTTATTAGTTATGAGGTGTTTACTGATAATCTACCAACAACTAGTCTAAGACATCAAATAGAGTTCCCTTCAGTTAGTACTAAAGGCAAAGCAATCTTCACACATTATATTAATGATAGTACCGCTGATAATGATTCTAGTCCAAATTACTATGCAGGAGTATCACCAACATCAACTAACTTAAATTCAGTACAGTATTTTATTAATAATAGAAATTATCCTCTTAAGGCTTATAATCCAAATACATTTAATGATAGAATTGTAGCTTATAATGAAATCGTGAAAGCGATGAAAGCTGTCGGACTAAATGTGAAGAAGTTGGGAGATGCGAAGAATATGGCTGATTATAGTTTTACCTACTTAACTGCTAGAGAACTTGCTAGGGGTAAAGATTTTGTATATCCTCTTAAGGATGCTGAAGCTCAATTAAGATGTGAATATAGTGGAGTTCGTACTCATAATCATAAACTATTAAGTTTTGTTTTTTCTGTTAGATCCATCATGATAGATAATAATAGCTTAAGTGTTGTATATTAATAATATATTAATAAAAATAATTTTTTTGTATTTAATTTCATATTTTTTTTTATATTATTATAATATAAAAAAAGATGCCAATACAAAAACGCTTCTTCAGTATAGCTCCAGTAAACGATAATCCAGTGAACGTTGTAGATAATGCTACTTTTAAAATAAGTCAAGGTTTTTCACATAAACAAGGCAACCCCACCATTCGGTTTTCAGTCCCGGCATCAGAAAATCTTTTAGAAGTTTCATCTTTAAGGTTAGTAGGTCAGTACCAAGTAAAAACAGGGAATGACAACGTAGTACTAGTAGATAAAACGAACATAGATGATAATAATGGTGCCACTCTAGCAAGAGCAACTAGTGCTAATATGCCGAATTTTGGTGGGATACATAATGTTATAGATAAAGTTATTATTCAGTCTAAAAAAAGTAATGTAGAATTAAGTAATACTCCTAATTATTCTATGATGGCTTCGCTTAATGAAGCATACAGAAATAATGCTAATGATTATAATTATTCTAGAGAAGGTAACCAATCTCTAGCTCAGGGATATAACGCTACTAATTCTAATAGAAGATATAATTTAACAGCATCGCAAAAATCAAATGCAGATGGAGGTCTAGGATTAAATAGTGTTAATAATAAAAACCTAGGTCAACATTTTTCATTAAAACTAGATGTAGACATGCTTAACGGATCTAATTTACATTTAGGACAAGGATTTTTAAATGGACTTTTAATTACATTACACCTAGCCCCAGATTCAGCATTTTTTCACCAAAGATTTAGAGAAATTCCAGCAAATCAAGCCGTAGCAAGCTTAGATAATATTATGTATGTATTAAAAAATCTTAAACTAGAAGGTCGTTATATACAACCAGACCAACAAGATATTAAAAATTATGCAGTACAGAAGGTTATGAATGGTAAATTAAATGTATTAAATGATATTCATTCAGACGATAATTCATTCCAATATACACCCCAACTTAACATGGTTAAATCAGTTATTAATTTATTTTTAGACAACGACCAAACAAATAATAAAGGATTACAACAGAATAATTTTAAAATGCCTTTGGGATTAAAAGAAGTAGAACAATCTAAAGATAATTTACGGTATCCAATGGATTATCCTATTAAGGTTGTCCCTAATGTAGATTCCACGCCAGCAAGTGGAGCTGCATTACGATTATCATCTCTAGCAGATGTGAATGGTATAGAACGAAAATCAGATTTAGTTGGTGATTGTGAAGTAAGGCATCATTTTGAGAGAGCTGTTACTGGTAAATCTAATCCTAAAAATGTTAATAATCTTACAGAACTAAATAACTCACTTACAGAAGATTATAAGGAATCTACTGGTTCTGCAACCGATGCCGAAGGATCTAATATGCACCCCCTCATGGTAGGTGTGGGATGCGATTACTCATATGGCGTTAATAATACTTTGATGTACCAAAATAGAGATTATTCAGCTCAAATTAAATCCGGAGTTCAGACTGGATTACCGAAATATCCTTCTATGTCTAATAACAAATCTGAATTAGTCCAAACTTATTTATCTCATGTTTCAGTTTTAGATACACAGAAATTAGTTAAACAAATGTAAATTTTTAAAAGTTTTAACAAAATAATTATTTTATTTTTTATTATTTTTTATTATTTTATTTTATAATAATATAATGAAAGCTATATTAGAATCTTATTCTATTAAAGAATTAAAAGACTTTATTAGATCTCATAATAAAGATGTTAGAAAACAGACATCAGAAAAAATTAAACAAATTAGAAAAAATATTAATAAAAAAAGAATTATTGATATTAAGGGTTTAAATAAAAAAACTGATAAAGATGAAATTATTTCTAAAATGTTAAAGGAAAAACAACATTTTAAAGATATTAAAATGAAAAAACAAATTAGTCAACAAGAAAAAGAGAAATTCATGGATGATGTTTTAAATCCACTTCTAAAGAAAGCTTATTTAGTTTATGCACGAACTGGAGATGAAGATGATGTAGAAGTAGAAGTAGAAGAAATATTTAAAAAAGCGAAAGAGATGGATATACCTTCTAATTATGGTATTAGTAAAAAGAAAATGATTAAGATTATTGTTGATGAGGGTAAAAAAGATAAAAAAATTAGAGATGAAATTATCTCAAAAAGAAAAACAGATAAGAATATCCCTCCGCCAAAACCTCCTATGCCTCCGAATATGTTTTATAGTACACAAGCAAAAAAATTTATAATCAATAAACCAACAAGACCTGCGCCGAAACTGCCCCCCAAACCAACAAAAAAAGCACCTAGCCCACCTAAGGCCAAAGGTAAAGAAAAGGTTAGTAATCAAGATCCAGCCCCTTCAAGCTTACAAGAATTGGTAGGAGATAGACCTAAAAAGAAAAAAGTTATTAAAATATTAAAGAAAGAAGAACCTAAAAAGGAAGTACCTAAAAAGGAAGAACCTAAAAAAGAAACTAAAAGAGAAAAGATAATTAGAGAAAGAAAAAAAGATAGAGGTAAGATATTACCTATAGTAGAAAAAATTAAAAGAACTTGGAGAATATTCATGGAAGATGAGTATTTGGGAGATGATTATACATTAGAAGAACAGAAGGCGGAATATGATGAGTTGGTTAAAATTAATAGTAAATTACCTAATAGCATACCATCAAGAATTAAGTTAAATGAATTTGATAAACCTAAACAAGAAGTATTTTTAAAATTATTTAGAACAAATTTTTTAAATTATATAGATTTAGAATCTGATAAAACAGGTACTAAAAAGGAATTTATAAAAGAAAGAGAAAAAGATAAAAAAGAAAAAGAAGATAAAGCTAAGAAATCAGAAAAAAAAGAAATTAAAAAAGAAGAAGAAAAATTAAAGACAGAAAGAAAAGATAAAAAGGAAAGAATTAAAAAAGCAAATGAACCGACCCCAACAAAACAAAAATTTATGATATTAAAAGAAGAAATTAATGATTTATTAGAGAAAACAAAAAAAAGTTATCAAAAAAATAAATCTAAATTGGATAAAATGACCCCATTAAAATATAAAAATACTATTAAAAAACAAAATAGTAAGTTTTTAGACGAGGCTAAAGATATTTATAATAGTCTTAATTATAATTTTGATATGCCTACAATAAAAAAAGTTGATAAAAGATTTTATGAAATAATACCAAAAGAAAAATAAGTAAAATATTAAAGAATAATTTGTAGTATATTAATATGGGTTCTTTTAAGTAGTATATATTACTATAATATAGTGATATTATTAATGTTTTGTTTATATTAAGACTTAAAGAATAATATAAAAATTTTTATATTATTCTTCTTTAAGTAATATATATTAAATGTAGTATATATTAGTATTTAAAGAATGATAATAGGGTATATTATTAGTTTATATTACTATATTACTATAAACGAATGATTATTTATTAGTCAAGGGTATGGGCTTTGTTATTCTGAGTAATACTGAACTATTTTCTTCTAACTCTGGGGGAGTTAAATCTGGGTTTAATATAGTTATTTTAATATTACTTATTTTTAGATCTGAACTTAATGTATGTGTTATTTCATTATTAGTACTAAAAAAATCTTGGTTAGATAAACTACTCTTAGGGACTACACCTAATAGAGGTAGATTATCTCCTTCTTTAACTATATCATTTTGGTCTGGTACTATAGAACCAGTAATTAAATAATAACCATATATAGAAAGTGTTGGGAGATTTCTTGCTATAATAGGTCTGCTAGTAGTAGTTACATTTATTGCTGTAGCTTTACCTGCATATATACTACCTTCATACATGTTAATCCTGGATAAATATATTATATCGGCGTCTGGGGCTGGATAGTTAGGAGCTAGTTTAGATTGAGGAGTCCCTATATCTACCTCGTTAAAAACTTGTATCCCCCTTATAGCTACTGCTTTACCAGTGCTATAGGTTGGTTCGCATTCATTAGGATTAACTTGACTTGAGATACTTTGTAAAATACTAGGGTCATATTTTGCATCGGTAGTAATCCCTATCATATTAACTACTGGGTTATTGTATGATTGGAATTGTTCTTTATGTTCGTCGTCGTTTAGTTGTTCGTATGTAAAACCTAATTTATACCATAAAGTTTCTCTCCATGCTTCTTTAGATTTTGCGTCATTACTAAAATAATCTTGGAATCTTGCATTTGCTTCTATAGAAATATTAGGAACATCACCTAATTTTAATGCAGTAGCTTTACCAAAATTATGAATACTAGATCCGCCTATTCTAGTTACTGGTCTTAATAGTGTTGAGTAGGTTTGACGGCGTAAGAGTTGAGTCCCCCCTCCATTAGTAGGACTAAATAATTCTGGATTTCTTGCTATATTTTTAATCATAATACATTCACTCCCAGCATTACTAATAGGATTAGCCATAAAATCATGAGTAGGAGGTCTAAAAGGTTGATGAAGTGAATTTAATGTAAAACCATTTCTATCAGAATCATAACTAATATTAAAAGATGGTGCTCCTATAGTATATCCTATATCTCCTAATTTATAATCTGTTACGTTTTTATAATCTTCTGCATCTTCTACATGAGCTGCGAACTGAGCTCGTTGATTATTAAAATAAACTCCATAAGCTCTACCTTGTGCTATATAATCAGCCATATTAATTTGTATTTTTGCTTTTGGATCTGCTGTAAAATTTGTATGATGTTCTTTTAATGGGATAAATATTTTGGTATAATTACCAGCTGCATTAGCAGGTTGATTATTTGCTGGATAAACCCCCCCATTATCATTAGTTAAGATTGTTAATAGCCCACCTTGTTCTGATATATTACCAGTGTATATCCCTCCTTTTGTTTGTTCTGCTACTGGTGTTGTATCAACATAATTATTAAATCTATCTAATTTAATAAAACCAGTTATTTGTTTTGTTATTAAATCTGCTATTTGATTAATACCATATACTCCTTTTTTAATAGTAAAATGTCTATCTACTAATATGGGACTACCTAAAAAAGTACCCCCATCATTAATAACCTCATATAAAATCATAGGGACACCAGACCCTCCCATAACTGCGTGGGCGTTTGGTTCTATATTATTTATATAGTCTGCTGGAAAACCTCCAGTAAATAATCCTCCATCATTAAAGATCCCAAAACTAGCGAGATATAATGTAGGACCGGCTCTCTGTTTATAAGGTGTTTGGTCTGGTATCATGTGAAAATCCTCAGTTGTATAGACATTACACGATATCGTTTCACTATAATCTTTTTCTATTTCTATACTGGCTCCTTCTACTCCCTTCTGATTTATAAAACTATTTTGGATGGCGATCTCTGTCCCAGCTGGTAAATCTAGTATTTGTTTTAAATCTATGTCCCATGTGTTTGTTTCATTATTATTTTTACTTTTAGAATTTATCCTATTTAAATCTAAATATATTTGACTCATAATATAATATTAATAATATATTTTTATTATTAATATTAAATTTATAAA